GCATAATGACACCTTTACAAAATCAAACATACGTTTTATGGTTTCAATATTTGGGCGACAAATTAATAGAGTGGTCTGATGCAAAACCAGCTAATCGTGATTTAAAAAATTGTGTTAAAGCAATGGGAGAAATAGGAATGTTCACAAATGGTTTGCGTATGGAAACAGAAATTTTACAAAAACGCATTGATTTAATTAGAAGTCAAAAAAACGAAATCATAGACAAACAAAACGAAAAAATAAAAGAATTAGAAAACAAATTGAAACAATACGAAATATGATTATTAATTATTGTAATATTGAATTAGATGTGGAATATTGTTACGAAGAGGCAGAACCTCAAACGTACGATTATCCAGGATCACCAAGCAGTGCAACACTTGAAAGTGTAAAAGTTAATGGAATAGACATTTATGAAATGTTAGATGTTGTGCAACTTTACGACATTGAAGCGCTTATATTAGAAAAAATAGAAAATTAATATGAACACGATTAAATTATTAGACGGAAAAATATATGATAAAAACGCATTGTTAAAAAAAATGGACAATGATGAATTTTATTATGGCGAATTAAATAAACTTGCTTTGAGTTCAAGCAGTTTAAAAACTTTATTGTCGAGTCCAAAAACATATAAATTTGTTCAAGAATACGGCTCGGAAGAAACACAAGCGCTTCGTGATGGTTGGCTTTTTCATACCGCCATTTTAGAACCAGATGTGTTTAGCGCTCAAACGTTTGTTGATGTGCAAAGCAAAAACACTAAAAAATTCAAAGACGCAAAACTAGAATTAGGTAAAGTTTTCACAATGAAAGAAAAAAACGATGCTGAACGATTAGCAGATGCGTTTTATAGAAACGAACACGCATTACAATTAATAACAGATTGTAGTTTTGAAGTGCCAGTTATTGGAGAAGTACAAGGTAAACCATTTCGTGGCAAAGCAGATGTTTTGTCAAATGATAGGATCGTTGATTTAAAAACTACAAGTGACATCAAAGGTTTTCCATACGCAGCTAAAAAATATGGTTACGACATACAATGTTATTTATATTGTTCATTATTCAATAAAAAACACGATGAGTTTAAATTTTTGGTATTAGACAAAAAATCACTTGACATTGGTGTTTGGGATTGTTCAGAAGAATTTTATTTCGAGGGAGAAGAAAAAGTAGCAAAAGCAATTGATTTGTACGAAAAATTTTTTGTGCAGGGATATGATTTAGATAATTATTGTTTAAGCGGTGTATTATGAAAATCGAATTAAAACATAATATCATAAACGACAAATATACCGAGTACATATATGAAGCGTTTGACATACAAAACAAAGAAACAAGCAACGTTACAATTGAAGCTAATTTAGAACATTTGCCAAAAGATTGGAACATTGGTGTTGTTTACGGAGGTAGTGGAACAGGCAAAACAACTATATTAAAAAATTTCTTCAAAAAAGAAATGGACACATATAGTTTTGATTATAACAAATCATTAATATCAAATTTCGATTGGTTAGAGCCAAAAGACGCAACGTTTTTATTATCAGCAATGGGGTTAAGTAGCGTTCCAACGTGGTTAAGACCTTTTCATACATTATCAAATGGAGAACAATATCGTGCCAGTTTAGCATATATGGTTGGAAAAGCAGTTGAAAATGAAGTTATATTAATAGACGAATACACAAGCGTTGTTGATCGTGATGTAGCAAAAGCAATGAGCAACGCATTACAAAAATATATTAGACGCAACAACAAAAAAATTGTTTTAGCATCTTGCCATTTTGACATAATGGATTGGTTGCAACCAGATTGGATTTATTCACCACAAAAAAGGCGTCTTGAGATAGCGTCAAGTCGAAGGCAAAGACCAAAAATTGAACTTCAGGTATTTCGATGTAGATATGAAACTTGGAATTTATTCAAACAATATCATTATTTGACAGAAGATTTAAACAAAGCAGCTATGTGCTATTTAACTATGTGGAATGACAAACCAGTTTGTTTTAATGCTGTGTTGCCATTTCCACACGGAAATATATTAAACGGATACAGAATGAGCAGAACTGTTGTTTTGCCAGATTATCAAGGTTTTGGTATTGGAGGTAGAATTACAGATTATTTAGCATCATTGTATAAAGCTGTTGGAAGAACAATGTACGTTAAAACATCAAACCCAGCTTTGTGGTCGCATCGTGATAAATCACCAAATTGGAAATTAACAACTGAAGTTACAAAAGAAAAATTAAATTCTAAATGGATGGAAGAAATGCAAAAAGCTGATAAAGGTGGAATGTTATCTTATAGAAATGCAATAACAAAATCTTATAAATGGATTGGTTATAGTTCTGATCATTGTACAAATATTGTTTTAATGAAAAATGATATTTATAAAGATGTAGCACAAAATCAAATTTCATTGTTTTGATAGTACACGAATTATTAATAGAAGATAAATATTTTAATGACATAAAGTCTGGAATAAAAAAATTTGAAATAAGACGAAACAATCGTGATTATTGCGTAGGAAACGTTTTAGCGTTAGAAAATATAAAAACAAAGGAAATCATAAGGAAAGAAATAGAATACATATCTAATTGTTCGGTATACGATTTACCAAACATTGTAATATTAGGAATAAAATGAAACAATTAAATTTATTTTTTGAAGGCGAAACCAGTAAATATTTTGATGGGCATAGAAATTTATACATTGGAGATAAAGATTTCATATTTGCAAATGATCAAATCAGCATTACAGCTGAAATAAAAACAATTTCAAAAAACAACACATTTCAAGGAAAAAAATTGACATATAACCAAGCACGAGAATATGCTAGTCAAGTTGATTTAATTGACAATTTAAACAGACACACGAAATGTTATTTATTTGAATATCACAAATACGTTAGTAATCCATATATAATAGTGGTTCCATTTAAACGAGGTTATGGCGATGAAACACAAGCACACGAATTATTAGATTTTACAAAAGCAAAAATGTTATATTTGTACAAAGACAAACAATTCAATCGATGGTTAGCTGGTGATCAATTTGTAGGTATTTCACCAAGAAAAAAAATATTATGCGTAAACGTTTAAAATATGAAAGCTAAAAAACAAACACAAATACAAAGAATTAGACGATTAGAAAATTTATTAGTTCAAGTGTTAATGAAAATAACTGAATTAAATAATAAAATAGCTGAAATAGAAATTAGAGAAAATGAAAAACAAACAAACGATTGATATTATAAGCGGAACAGAAAGCGCTTACATTAGAAAAACAATGCCAGTTTATAGCGGTGTGTTAAAATATTTTCCAGATGCAATTCGTGAAGTGTCAAAAACATCTTGGGCAGGAAATCAACAACACCACCCAGACGAACCATTGCATTGGGATCGTTCAAAATCATCTGACGAGTTGGATGCTTTGACAAGACATTTAATGGAAGTAGGAACAACAGACAACGATGGGATAAAACACAGCGCCAAAGTTGCTTGGAGAGCATTAGCCAATTTACAAAAAGAATTAGAAAAAGAAGGTAAAGCACCTTTGAGTAATTATAATAAATCACAAAATGAAATTTGATATTAAAATAGAGCATTTAGGCAAAAAAGAAAACAAACACGATACAGACAAAGATATGTACCATTTAACGTTTAAAACGTACAATGCTGAAGTGACAGGAAAATTTGAACGTAGTGAGATACGACATATGATAGAATTATTAGATAACGCAATATAAAACAAATGACAATACAAGAATTAAAACAACATTTAGAAAATATATATGGTTTTGATTTATCAGACCGATCAAGAAAAAGAGAATTAGTAGACGCAAGACGAATATTTTGTAAATTAGGTTTTGGTTTACGATATAATTTGCGAGAAATCGGAGAACAAATAGACAGAAAACATTGTAACGTTATTCATTTGCTTGACACAGCCGACCTTGTTACGAACACACATAAAAAAATACACGATAATATGGTTGATGAATATGGCATATTGTCAAAAAAATATTATGTCGATAAATTACAAGAAATAAAAAAACAATTAATGGTTGAACTTGACGAAAAAACCTTGAATTTAATTGAAGAAATAAACAACACAATAACAAAGTGGGACACGAACACAATAAACAACTTCATAGAAACACGATTAAAACCTTATAACAAATTAATAAACGCAACTAAACCACAAAAAGAAATACAAAAAACACCTGGTGCAAAATTAAATAGACCAGTAAAAAATCCTGTATTGTGTTAAAATAATTAATAAATGTTTATATATAAATATAACAAATGAATTATGGCATACAACACTGACGATTTAAAACAACAAAGCATCGAAGCAATTGAAAAAAACAACCTTGTATTCATTGGTGACATTTTTGCGTACACTGGCTTTAGCAAACGAGCCTTTTATGATCACAAACTGCACGAATGTAACGACATAAAAAGCGCATTAGACAAAAATCGTATTAATATGAAAGTCGATATGAGAGCAAAATGGTATGCAAGTGACAATCCAACATTGAATATAGCTTTAATGAAGTTAATTGCTGATGATGACGAAGCACACAGATTGAATGGAACAAAACGAGAAATTAAACACGATACAACAGACAAAGAAATCAATATCAAAATACATAGATAGTGAACGTAGATGTTAATGTAGTGTTTGAACATCTTTTAGATAGTCAATCTAAAATAGTTGTAGAGCAGGGTGGAACAAGGTCCGGAAAAACCTTTAACATTTTGCTCTTTATTATTTTTCATTATTGTCAAACACACACAAGTAAAACAATAACGATATGTCGTAAAACATTTCCAGCTGTGCGTTCGTCAGTTATGCGAGATTTCATAAACATATTGAAACAACATAATATATACAACGAAATAAATCATAATAAATCAAACAGCGAATATAATTTAAACAACAATTTAATTGAGTTTATATCAGTTGATCAACCACAAAAAATACGTGGTCGTAAACGTGAATTTTTATTTATCAATGAAGCAAACGAACTCGATTACGAAGACTGGCAACAGCTCATCTTCAGAACAACTGAAAAAATAGTTCTTGACTATAATCCATCAGACGAATACCATTGGATATACGACAAAGTTTTAAATCGTGATGACGTTGAATTTTATCGAACAACATATTTAGACAATAAATTTCTTGACGATAGCATAATAACTGAAATTGAACGTTTGAAAGAAACAGACGAACAATATTGGCAAATATATGGACTTGGACAAAAAGGTATTTCAAAAGCAACGATATTCAATTATTATGAAGTGTCACACATTCCACAAGACGCTGAATTAGTTAGTTATGGTGCTGATGCAGGATATACCAACGACCCAAGCACGTTAGTCAGCGTTTACAAAAAGGATCATAATTTATACATCAAAGAACATTTGTATCGTACAATGATGACAACACGAGATATTAGCGATGTGTTAAAACAAACAATATCAAATCGAAGTCCAATTTATTTCGATGCAGCTGAACCAAGGTTAATTGATGAATTACGAAGAATGGGACACAATATACAACCAAGTTTAAAAGGCAAAGACAGCATAAATGCAGGTATTGACTTATTGAAACGTTTTAAAATACATATAACAAGCGACAGCAACAACGCAATACAAGAATTTAGAAATTATAAATGGCAAGAAGATAGAACAGGTAAATTGACAAATAAACCAATTGATAAAAACAACCACATTATTGATGCTGTTAGATACGCCACATATTCAATTATGAGCAGACCAAATTTTGGTAAATATGCAATACATTAATCTCAAAAATAATTTAAAAAAGTTTATATATTAATATGGAATATAAATTAAAAATACCAACATCATTAAACGAAATCACATTAGAACAATATCAAAAGTTTGAAAAATTAAATTTTGATAATACAGCAGATTTGCATTTACAAATGGTAGAAATATTTTGTAACGTGCCAAAAGACATTGCTCGTAATATGAAAGCAACAGACATAACCGAAGTTTGTAACATTGTAAATACGTTGTTTGATGTTAAACACAATTTCATTAACAGGTTTTCAGTTGATGGAAAAGATTATGCTTTTATTCCATCATTGGAAGATATGACATTTGGAGAATATGTTGATTTAGATACGTTCATAGGCGACAATGAAAATTTACACAGAGCAATGAATGTATTATATAGACCGATTGAAGCTAAAGTTGGAAACAGATACATAATAAAAGATTACGACCCATCAACAGCTGAAATAGCTAAAAAATTTCCTTTAGATGCTGTATTAGGATCAGTGGTTTTTTTTTACAATTTAGGAACGGAGTTATCTCAAGTTATCCTGAACTTTTCGAACAAACAGAACGAACAGACCTTAGCGCAATATCTAATTTCACAACCAAATGGGGGTGGTACAATTCAATCTATGGAGTCGCTAACGGAGATATTACAAAATTTGAATATATCACTAAATTGAATTTTCACGAATGTTTGACATATTTGGCATATACAAAAGAAAAAAACGAAATTGAAGCACGAAAAATAAAAAACAAGTTTAAATGAGCAACACAGGTATAAGAGGCTTTTATTTATTAACTGAAGCAATCGAACAACAATTATTAGCAGATGTAAATGTGAACACCGTTACGACTGGAGATATATACGACATTGATTTAGCTAAACAAAGCATATTTCCATTATGTCATATAATCATCAATAACGTTACAGCGCAAGAAAACGTATTAACGTTCAACGTTAGTGTTTTAGCAATGGATATTGTTGATGAAAGCAAAGAAGAAACAACTGACATATTCAGAGGCAACAACAACGAACAAGATGTGTTAAACACACAATTACAAGTTTTAAATAAATTAATTCAAGTATTACGCAAAGGAACGTTATACAATGACAAATATCAATTAGACGGAGATGCCAATTGCGAGCCATTTTATGAAAGGTTTGAAAATAAATTAGCTGGTTGGTCAGCAACATTTAACGTGTTTGTGAATAATGACATAACAATATGCTAGTAAATCAAGCAATAAATGAAGTTATAAATACATTTGCTAAATATGTAATACAGCAAAGCAGAACGAAACTGACCAATGCTAATAAAGCAGATGGAGATTTATACAAATCATTAGGTTATTATGTTAATCAACAAGCAAATAATTTTAAGCTCAGTTTTGAAATGGAAGATTATGGTAAATTTCAAGACCTTGGAGTCAAAGGAAATGATCCTAGCAATTTGTCACCAAACACAAAAATAACTGGGCAACAAGCACCAAATTCACCATATAGATTTGGTAGCAAAAAATCTGGTTTAAATTTTAAAGATTTCGTCAAACGTATGTCGATATTTGCGAAACAAAAAAATATAAGATTTAGAGAATTCAAAATAGTTGATGGCAAAAAAAAATCAACTGGAAGATATGCTAAAGGCGGTTTTGATGCAGTAGGTTATATAATTGCAAGCAACATATACAATCGAGGTATTAAACCAAGTATGTTTTTCACAGAACCATTTAATAAAGCATTTAAACGTTTGCCAGATGATTTATTAAAAGCATATTCAATTGGCATTGAAAAACAAATAACAATTAAATTAAACGAAAAATAAATGGCAAAGATAAACACACGAAGTCCATATTACATTACAATCGGCCCAATAACAAATTTAACTCAAGTTGATATGCAACTTTATGTGTACACAGGAACTAAAATTACTGACAGGTCGAATTTATTTATATTGCAATCATTTGCAATAAAAAACATTGTAACGTTTGAAATATCAGAAATTATAAATGATTATATATTAAACACATTTGATGGAGAATATTCAAGCGCAAATGTTTGGGTAGAATACAGTACAAGAAATTATATTCAAGGCAATCCTGGAAGTTATTCTTCTTTTTCAGTTTTGCGAGGTTTTAATGGTTATGGATATTTTGAAAATGGTGCTAACCCACAAAACGATAGTAGTTTATTACAGACAAACACAAAAATTGTTAAGTTAGATGACGCTCCAGCGGTTATACCAGTAGACACTGAAACAACAAATAGAGTAACATACGAACTTAATGGAAATTTAGTTTATACTAAAACCATAAGCAGTAGTTTAGAAAGTGATGAGCAAATAGAATACGTTTCTAATGCAATAAACGGAGTAGACGACTTTCAGCAAAGAGTGTTACAAGACGGAGGTGCGTTTGAAGATAGCGTATGCTTACAACAATTCGCTGATGAGTTTACGTTATTTGATTTTGACACAATATACATAGAGACAGATACTGAGGTTATACCTATAAAGGTAGAAAATATAAACGAATGTAAATATCAACCGTTGAAAGTTACATTTGTGAATAAATACGGAGCATTGCAAGACATTTGGTTTTTCAAAAAACACATTGAACAATTAAAAACAACAACTGAAAAATTTAAAAGAAATATAATTGCAAATGGCACATACGACATTAGCAGACATCAAGAAAAAACATTAACAAAAAATGGAAAAGAAACATTAACGTTAAACACTGGTTATTATCCAGAACAATACAATGATGTTTTCAAACAAATGCAATTAAGCGAAGATTGCTGGATAGAAATAAAAAACAAAACGCTTCCAATTAATGTAACAAGTTCAAGTTTTGCATATAAAACACAAATCAATGATAAATTAATTAATTACACAATTGAATTAGAATATGCTTTTGACACAATAAACAACATTAGATAAATGCAAATAATTGAATTATATATAAAAGGTTATAAACGCATCAATGGAAGTGGAAATAGTACAACTTCAAATCAATTAATTGACACAACTGCAACGTTCACAGAAACAGCAACTATTGGTGATATTATTACAAATTTAAGCACAAATGAAATTGCAAGGATCACAACTATTGTTAGTGACACAGAATTGACATTATCAGATACAATATTTGTTGCATTACAGCCAGCGCAAGAATATCAACTCACAAGCGATTATTTTCGAGCTGATTTGTTCAAAGACGAAAGCATTACAATAACAGATACATTATTAAACGTAAAAGATATTTCTAAAGTATTTACGCCTTTTAGTCAACAATTTAATTTACCAGCATCAAAAACAAATAATAAATTATTTAGACATTACGAAAACCAAGATATTCTTGACAGCTTTGACGCTAGATTTAGACACGATGCAATTATTAAATTAAACGGAGTTGATTTCAAAAAAGGTAAAATACAATTTAAAAGCGTATCTTTAAAAAACAATAAAGCACACGCTTACAAAGTTGTTTTCTTTGGAGATACTGTTGATTTAAAAGAAATATTAGGAGAAACAAAACTTTCAGGATTGATTTATGATGACAATTTGAATTTCGATTATAATTTTAATAATATTTATGAAAGATTTACAGGAACAGAAGCTGATCTTGAATTAGATTATGGAACGAGTGATATTATAGTTCCAAACATACATCATTCTAAAAATATGCGTTTAACGGATGATGGTTATAAAGATTACATAACAAACACAGAACTCAGTTGGACTGATTTAAAACCAGCAATAAGATGTCAAGCTATAATAAGAGCAATCACAAATACTTTTCCTCAATTGCAATTTACAAATGGTTTTTTCAATGATATAAGATTTTATAATATTTTTATGTGGTTGCATAAAAACGAAGGATTTGTTACAAATGCTGAAGAAGGTGGAGATACTTTTATTGTTAGAAACCGTTGGAGGCACCAAGACGATGACCCGTTAGATTATACACATACAAGCACAACACCTTCATCTTATGGTGATGTTAGAACACAAAATATTTTATATCCTGGTTGGCAACATAAATTTTTAGTTAAAGTTTATATATCAACAGGAACTACTGAGGCTTATACCGTTAGAATTTTAAAAGGCAGTACAGAAACACCTTATTACGAACACACATACGAAAATGGTGGACCGAGTACAACCACAGCTGAAATAAATTATAATATTACACCTGGTGGTCCATTAGATGTTATAATTGAAATAGAATCTAATAATACGATTTCAATGACCCAAACATTAGGTATAGAAAGATACATAGTTCCTTTTCCAGGCCTTCCTCAATTTCAATGGTCAAATGTTTACACTGCCAATTATTCTCCAACAAATACAAATATTGATAATACTTTTTATGTTGCAAAACAAATGCCAGATATGAAAGTCATTGATTTTTTAAGTGCTTTGTTTAAAATGTTTAATTTGGTTGTATTTAAAAGACGAGATAATTCCATAAGCGTTCAATTAGCAAACTGGTATATGAATATTGGAAACAATTGGGACATAACTAAATATGTTGATATGGAAAGTTCATCTGTTGAACGTTTATTTCAATATAAAGAAATGCAGTTTAAATTCAAAAGCAAAAAAAGTTTTTTAGTACAATTTGCAGATGAAATAAACCAAGAGCCTTTTGCAGAAGAAGATTTTGGAGATAATCAATGGGACGGCGGTGTTTACAAAGTAGAATTGCCATTTGAAAAAATGATGTACGAACGTTTAAATAACGAAGACACAAACACGCTTTCTTATATTGGACAAGGTGCAATGTTAAACAAAAAATTTGAACCAACAATTGGACAACCATTATTGTTTGCTGACCGTTTACAACCTAACACAAATAACGAATTAACAATAGATGGAAATGCGCCAGACAATTATAGAAGGCCAACTCAATTGATGCAATATTGGGGAAATAAAGAACTTGCTTTAAATTTTGGAATTGATTTTGACGAATGGGAACAACAAGTGCCAGACGATACAACAAATTTGTTTGAAACTGGATATCTTGATTATGTGGAAAGTGTTTTTGATCCTAAAGCAAGATTGTTGAAAGTCACAGCTTATTTACCTTTGAGTGTTTTATTACAATACAAATTAAATGATAAATTTATAATAAACAACAAAGTTTATAGAATTAATAGTGTTAAAACGAATTTATTAACGAACAAATCTCAATTAGAATTATACAATAAAGATGAATTTATTACTCAATTAAGAAATTCACAAGTTGCTTATTTAGGTAGAGTTCCACAAGTTAGTTCAAGTGATGTTTTCAAATCAGAATTTACAATTAATTTTGATGGAATATCTGGAACAAACGGATATGAACTTTATGTGAATGATGAATTAAAAGACTCTACTACTGGAGGAACTGGTTCGAAAAGTTTAACAGCAACTGGATTAATAGCAAACACCAGTTACACAGCTGCAATACGAGCAAAATATGATGTAGATGGAAATGACCTTTATTCTTTTGACACTGGAATAAACGTAGAAACTAACAATGTAACACCACCATAAAATGATAAAATTAATTTTAGAAACTTTACAATACGTTAATGACGAAACGGAAAACATACGCATTGCTAAAGGTAAATACAAATTACCAACGACATTAAAACAAGGTTACAAAGCAGTTAAACAAGATATAAAATGGCGATAGAAAAAACTATAGAAATTAACATTGATAGTAAACAGGCAGAAAAAAACCTGAAATCTATTAATTCAACAATTGACGAACAAAGAGAAATACTTGTTTTATTAGAAGAAGAATATTTAAAAGCAAAAAAAGCTTTAGATGATTACAACGCATCTGGCAAAATAAATCTTGCCCAAGAAAAACAATTAAAACAAGCTGTCACTGAACGTAAAGACGCTTTAACTGATCAACGATTAGGTTTAAAAAAATTAGCTGTTGAACAACGAGCCGCCACAAGTGCAGTCAAAGAAGGTAAAAAAGAACAAAAAGAACAATCAAACATCATTAAAGCAATTGACAAATTAACTGGTGGTTATGCAACAAAATTAATAAAATTAAAAAAAGGTTTTTTATCTGGATTTGATGCTGTTAAAAATTTCGTCAAAGGTTTATCTGGAATTAAAAAAGCATTAATTGCTACAGGTATTGGAGCATTAGTCGTAGGTTTAGCAACGGTTATTGCTTATTGGGACGAAATCACAGCATTGTTTGATGATGGTTCAAAAGCGTTACAAAAACAAGCAGACGAACAACGAAAAAACGTTGAAGCATCAGACGATCAACTTGCATTGCTTGAACAACAAGAAAAAATATTAAGTTTACAAGGCAAAAGCACCGAACACATTGTAGCTGAAAAAAAGAAAGTATTATTGCTTCAACAAGAACAAAACGAAGCATTATTAAAAACTTTAAAATTACAATTAGAGAAAGAAAAATCACAAGTTCGTGAATTATCGTTTTTAGAAAAAGCTCAAATTGCAACATTAGAAGCATTAGGTAATTATGCTGGTGCAGCTAAAATACGAGCAAAAGGAATGATGGCCACCGAAGAGGAGCTCGATAAAATAAAAGAACTTGAAGAAGAAATACAACAAACAAAATTAAAATCAGGTCAAATAGATATTGCTTTAGCAACAATTGATAAAAAGAAAAAAGATGCACGAGAAAAAGACGCTAAAGACAGAAAAACAAAAGACGATAAAGAATTAAAAGAAATTGAACGTCAAAACAAAGAAAAATTACGTTTAGAAAAAGAATATCAAAAACGATTAGCAAATTTAAAAGATAGAATTCGTGAAGCATTAGCCGTCACTGATGAAGAACAACGTGAATTAGAACGCCAAAAATTAAAAGAAGAAAACGCAGCTTTGATGGCTGAAGCTTTGGCTAATGGATTATTATCACAAGAATTAATACAAGCATTACGAGCTCGAGAAAAAGAATTGGAGGATCAATTCAAACAAGAAGATGAAGAAGCAGCTGCTGAAGCAAAAGAAAAGAAAATAAAAGCCGACGAAGAAGAACAAGAGCGAATTAAAACACAAGAAGAATACAAAGAAAAAGAATATCGAAAAGGATATGACGATTTGCAAAACATTCTTAGTGTAGGTGGTAAAAAAACAGAAAAAATAAGCAAAGCATTAGCAATAGCTGATGTAGTTAGAACATCTGTTAAATCTGTTTCGGAAACCGTTTCATCAACTGCAGCTGCAAACGCAAAAGCCGTAGCTGCTTCACCATTAACAGGAGGTATGCCGTTCGTGGCAATAAACACAGCAAAAGCTGCTTTGTCAATAGGATCAACCGTTGCAAGCGCAGCTAAAAGCATACAAGCAATTAAAGGAGACTCTAAAAATGCAGCCGCAGCTGCTGGTGGCGCTCCTGCTGGCGGTGGCGGTGGTTCTGCACCTGCTCCACCTGAATTTAACGTTGTTGGTTCAACTGGTACAACACAATTAGCTGATGCTGTTGCTGGACAAACACAACAACCAGTTCAAGCATATGTCGTAGCAAATGATGTTACAACAGCACAAAGTTTAGAAAACAACATTGTTGAAGGTGCAACAATAGGATAAATGCAAAAAAAATAAAAAATATTTATATATAATTATGAAAATAGTTGAATTAATATTAGACGAAGAAGCGGAAATTGGGGTTGAAGCTATTTCAATCGTTGAAAGTGGCGCAATCGAAGAAGATTTTGTAGCGTTAAAATCACAAGAATTTAAACTTGCCGAAGTAGATAAGGAAAAACGTATTTTAATGGGTGCGTTATTAATACCAAACAAACCAATTTACAGACGTAACGGCGAAGAAGAATATTACATTTATTTTTCACGAGATACCGTTTTAAAAGCAAGTCAATTATATTTAATGCAAGGCAATCAAAACAATGCTACATTAGAACATCAATACGCAATTAATGGATTATCATTAGTTGAAAGTTGGATAGTAGAAGATAAAGTACACGATAAAAGCGTAAAATACGGAATGGATTTACCTTTAGGAACGTGGGTTGGTTCTGTCAAAGTTAATAATGATGAAGTTTGGAACGAATTTGTGAAAACAAAAAAAGTTAACGGATTTAGCATAGAAGGTTATTTCGCTGATAAAATGGAACGACCTAAAGACAAAACAATAAAAGACGAATTAGCTCAAATCGAAGAATTAGAAGCACAATATTTACTCAACGAAGTTAAATCTATTTTAAAAAACGAACAAACTGATTTAAAATCTTATTCCGATTACCCAGACGCAGTTAAAAACAACGCTAAACGTGGTTTAGAATTAAACGAAAAAGTAAACAATAAATGTGCCACACAAGTGGGTAAAATTCGCGGACAACAACTTGCACAAGGCAAAGGCTTAACGGAACAAACGATTAAAAGAATGTTTTCGTATTTATCACGAGCAGAAGAATATTACGACAAAAGCGACACAAAAGCTTGTGGAACTATTTCGTATTTATTATGGGGCGGTTTAGCTGGCAAACGTTGGGCAGAGTCTAAATTAAAAGAATTAAAAATGTCATCAGAAATCATTGATGAAACAATGGCAATTATAGATGGTCGTTTAGCATATTCAACAAAAGAAGCAGCTGAAAAAGCAGCTAAAGACATTGGTTGTGGCAAATATCACACACACGAATTTGAAGGTAAAACTTGGTTTATGCCGTGCGAAAGTCATAATTTAAAATCTCCTTGTTGGGACGGATACGAACAAAAAGGAACTAAAATATTAGACGGAAAAACGGTGCCTAATTGCGTAAAAATTAAATAATGAAACAATTTGAAACACCTGGCAAATCAAGCCCAAAAAGTTCAAGAAAAGGTTGTTTATGTAAAGACAACACTTATTCAACTAAATGCTGTGATCA